CATCTTTAGAGTATTCAATATCTTCTATTCCTATCTTTTTTGCTTCGATAATAAATTGAAAAGCAACAGCCAAAGGAGTAAGAATTAGTACCTTTTTATTAGTGTGGTTAACTATGTTTTGTGCTATTGATAATTGAATTAAAGTTTTACCTAATCCAGTATCGGCAAATACTGCTATCCTACCTTTTTTTACAGCCCTTGTAATAATCTCTCGTTGAAAGTCGAAAGCCATGTCAGGTATAAAGTTAGGTTCAAAACCGAATTCTCCTAACGTGTGTTTTTTAGATTCCAAAAAATCTGAATATTCCATATCTACTTATTTATTTGTTTAGGTATTATCTATTGTGCTTGTGAAATCATGTTATTTAGTGTTTATGGCATTATTTAGTCGTGCCGCTGTTATTTGATTCTGTGTAATAAATCTATCGTTAAAGTTCTTCTTAGTCTGTTTAAGGCATGACTCCGCGCATGTATCATGGTTAACCTTGAATATAGAGTTAGCATGTGTCGTGCCTTTAGTCATGTACTGACGTGCTAGGTTTAAGTTGTTCACCCCGTTTACTGATAAGTGTAAATACCTTGCGACCTTTGGCTTACTCCAGTCCAACTGTTCTAGTAGTAGGTACGCCTTCATTATGTTGCGCTCGTTTGTAAGGCTAAACATGTTATCTACTGTTGTTATTATTGTTCTGAATGATTCCATATCCTTAGTTTTTTAAGTGTGTTATATCCTTCAATATTCGTTTGTTACCCTTGTATTCGTAGTGCTTAAAGGGGGTTACTTCTAACCATTCGTTGTCTACTTCTATTTGAAATTGCATAATTTTTGTTTTAAAAGAGGGGAGAGAAGCTTTGCTTTTTACCTAACCTAACCTAATCATAACCACTATTCTATGATGGAAAACTCTCCCCTATTGTTTATTTGTTTATTTTATGTATTCCTAATTCTCTGTTTAAGCTTCTCGTTTCTTTTGTGTCTAACCTGCGTACCGAGTGCGCATAAGTCTCTTTCTTAGACTTTCCTAAATCTAGCCCCACCCTTACGTGTTCAATGTAATCTAGGTCTTTAGTTATGTCCTTAAACGCTTGACTTTTCATGTGATTAAATCCCATAGTTATTCTTTAATACAGTTTCCAGTCTGGATTTATCGGTGTAATCTTATCTCTGTGTATCGCGGTGTACGTAGGTAGTGGCGCTAACATTTCTTCTTCTGTATAGTACGCTTCTGTTTTACAACCTATTACACATTTTGCACCGTGTAACTCCTTTTCCTTAAGCTGCTTAAATACTAACCTAACCAATAGATTAACCACATTGTAACTTACCCCGTGATTCCTAGCTATCTGAGCATAAGAAAGGTGTTTACTCTCTACAATATCTAATCGAATTTTATTCTTAACGTCCTCTGTAGTCTTTCTAGGCATTATCTGAGTATTTTCCTGTTAGTATGTCGTTAGTAGTTTGAAGTATCTTCCAAGCCTTTACAAAGATCATTGCAGCGCTTTCTACTTCATCCTTAGTCTTTCCGTAGAACGTGGCTACCTTGTCCTTAGTTTCTGTCTCAAACACATTACAAACCCATTTATTAGGGTCGTGCATTTGATAAGGTTCTGACGCTACTAGTTGTTTCTGTATAAATTTCATATCGTTTAAGTTTGTTTCGTATGGTACAAATATACTAAATGTATTTTAATACGCAAGCACTTGTGACATTATTTAATTAAAAAAGCGACTATCCTAAGACAATCGCTCTAACTTAAACCTAAACACCCATGATATGAAGATGGGAATGAAATAACTCCTAGATAGGAGTGAAGACCAAATATAGCGATAATTAAATTAACCGCTTTAACATCTCTATTAACTCTGGTTGTGGGTGTGCATCGCTTTTATCTGATCTGTATGACGTATGAGTAAATACACCACTCCAACCGCTTAACGCTAGTTTTGATATATCCCACATGTCAGCGTGATAGTCTAAAGGTATATCGTACATCTCACCCCAGAACACTAAAAGTTGTCTAACGGACTCTATTTGAGCATCAGTGTACTTCTCGAATCCGTAGTAACCCCTAAATTTATCATCGTAAATAATCACGTCCTTCGTATCTATAGTATAACCTGTATAAGATTTCCATTTATTTGTAGAAGTGTCTAAAGTTAAACCGCCCCACGAATCAATCTCAATACCTATAGACTTCATATCATTTCGTTGATAAGGAACACCAACCTTTGAGTGATCGCGTCCGTTTTCTCCTAAGTGATAAGCCCAGTATTTAGAGCTAAATACTTGATGAATTGTACCGTCCCTAGCGATCAAGATACAAGTACCAACACGTTTTCCGTCTTTTAACCACCAATTAATGTCACCTCCAACACTATCACCACTTACTGTATGGTGCAATACGATCTGTTTTTTAGGGTACACTTCTTTCATATACTCCCTTGCAACGAAATTATGCTGCACTATTTTTGAAAGGTCTAACTTTTTGACCACATTTTCCGCATTACTATGTGCAGACCGAAGCCCACTACCAGCCCTATTAATAGAATCCATAAGTTGTATTTTGCTTTTATTTGTTTTGTTTCTTGCTTATCCTTGTTCTTTTTGACCCTAGACTCTATACGCGACGATTTAACGGCACTTTGTAGGCTATCTGAGTACATACGCTTAACGAACCTTAAAGAGTCTTTAAATCGCTTGTTATCGAATTTGTACTTTAACCTAGTTTTCCAGCGTGTTTCAATTACGGGATCAGGACAAGGAACTATTATATCCCTAAATACTATGCTATCCTTTCCGTCTGCACCTTGTATAGTGTCTCGAACGGTTACAATCTTGTCAACTTGCTCGAAAGTACCACCCCGTTTTACATACCTATTCATTAGGGACGTAGTAGAGCAGGACGTTAATAGCAATAGAATGATTAAGTACTTCATAGTTTTTAGTTTTCTATTTTATCTTCTAGCCATATTGTTAACTTGTCATCTGTAACTTCATTCAAATCTATCAAGTACTTTCCAACGTAGTCACCTAAAAGAGTGGTACAAACTTTCCTATGATGTTCATCATTTGAATTTACATGACCGTTTCCAGCTTTAGTAGTGTTGTAACTTTTACCATTAGAGTCTATTGTAATTATCCCGAACTCTATTTTATCAATAAATATGTTGATAGATAATTGATCGTTTTCAAAAAATGGATGCTTACTAATAGCTACCTGACTAGTAAGTGCGTATGCGCTAGTCCGTATGTTAACGTTGAAATCTGTGCTTACTAATGACATATCTTTAGTTTAAAAGTTTACAACAAAGATAGTAAAGTATTTTAATACGCAATATTATATGATACTTATTCGTAGTATTCTTTAGCCTTAACACGTTTAACCGCTTCTAAGTCGCTCTCGATTTTGATTTCAACAGCCTTTTTAATATGCCCTCCGTCTGAATTGTCAATCTTATCTAATAGCCATACTATGCCCCGCCCAAACGAATTTAACATACCTTTGTACTTATTACGCCCTAGTACATAGCTTACCGTGTCATCAGGATCGCCAAACCTATAAGCAATTTTTTTAGTAAACATTAATTGAAACGTTACCGAGCTTTGAACATTTCCCGTTTGATCGTTAGCAATAGCCATGTTATAGAACCATTCAGAAATCCTAATACTACCTGATTTCCACTTAAAAGTAACTAAGTAGTAAATAGGTGTAAGTACTACGCTAATTGCAAACGTAAAGTATTTAAGTAATATTGATACTACCCAAAGAAGTATACTTATATGTAATTTAGGAATCGGCTTTTTGCTTTCCATACTTGTTTTTTATAGTTACTATAATCCATTCCACACCCTTAAGTCCTGAGAACCCGATAAGGAACGCTAAACCAAACTGAGCATTGTCTCCTACGTTTAGATATTGGAATATAAAAGGGGCTACGTAGTTAGCTGTAGCAGCCCCAGATATAATAACGGTGATCTTTTGTAGTACTGTTAGTTCTTTATTTATACTTACCGATAAGTAAGCACCAAATAAACCCGCGATGATTAAACCCAAGTGAATACCAAAGTCTTCTAAATATTCTTTTACCTCGTCCATTTCTTTTTAAATATAATAGTGATTAGTGCGATTAGGATTGCCGCTGAAAGTTCATTTAGATCGTATTTTATAGGATCAAAGAATAGTTCGTCTGCTAGGTTGTTTAGGCTTATTAAAAAGAATACAAAAAAGGTTATAGACCACCAACCCTTTGATTTTAAGTAAATAAATAACCACATTAAACTAAAAGCCAATGCAATTAGATCGAAGAACAGATAGTTGGGCAAAACGGGAGTAAATAAATATGCCATAGTTACTGTGATAAATGATATTACCGCTAGAATTTCGGTTTTCACGATCTCTTT